AAAAATAGAATGGCTCAATTAGTAGACATCATCAGCACAAACTCAACAAACGCGCTCAAGGTGTGGTGCTTCTCTGAAGCACTGAGAACGCGGGACAAGGGAGCCCTGCGGTTATGGCTCTCTGAATGGGACAAGCAAGACGCAAGAAAGGCGGCGAAGAAGTGACAGCCCTAGCCCTTGCACTACTACCAATCGCCGCGCTATGCATTGCGGGGATACTAATCAACAACGAGATGACAGGAGAATAAACAAATGCAAACAAGTATGGCAGATTTGCACCGCTTAGTCGGTGTGCTTGAGGAATTAGTAAAGCCACTCTTGGAGGGCGAGATAGTCGAGGACACCTACGAATCCAATAAACGCCCGCACCTTGTACTTCAAGAGGGAAGCAAGACCTACGGGCGAGCCTTTCGTATCCACTTTAGCGGAGGCAGTAAGTACGGCTCAGGACATTGGGAACCGCGAGGGTTTAGTGATTACTTAGGCGGAACCAAGGCAGAGGCAGGGCGCACACTGCGAAGCCTCATAGCAGGCATACGCACGGGGCAAATGATTGCAGAACGGGGCAACAAATGAGTGACACAGAGACTAAGCCCTACACAGTCGAGCAATTAGTAAATGAAATCTATGAGGACAACTACTCACACCTAGAGTTTGAGTGGAATATGGGTGGAGAACCTTGCGAGTGCAAAATCCACCAAGTAATGCAAACAATAATTAAATACAGGGATAAGTAATGGAGAACACAGTTGTAATCTGCGGAGATTGCCTATACCCTATCAACCAATGCCACCACAGACAGGAGAAAAATAAATGAGTACAGAGCAACAGATTAAAAGCGCAATAGATAGTTTAAACGAGGCAATGCAAGCACTCAAGGAGTTAGGTTTAATTACAGAGGAGGAAGAAGAATGAAAGACTACGAAATCAAAATGGTCTACACAATGTTTGTGACACTAGAAGCAGACAATGATGAAGACGCGATTGAACAGGCAAAGCAGACTGCAGAAGAACAACACGGTAATCGCATCAGCGAGTTCGCAGAGTTCACGATAGTGGAGGGCGAAGAATGAGTTACGAACCACCACTCAATGACCCTATTTTTTATCAAGATGAAGAAGAACAAGAAGTTAAATGCTTTATCTGTGACGAGCCACTAGATGAAGATGACATAGTGTGGGCAGATGTTGAAGGACAGATAGTTAAAGACGGAAACGACACCAGTTGGTGTGTGTCCTGCCTGCCAGCAGAAAAGGAAGAAACAGAATGAGCGAACGAATTATCACCGCAAGAGTAGATGAACAATGGTTTGAAATCTTAGGTCAGATAACTAGACATCAGGAGGGTTTTGTGTGGATAGGAGTGGAAGATGAAGCAACAATTCCAAGTAGTGTATGAAACTAAAGGCGTAAAGGTGGTCAATGTATGGCTACCAGAGGGCACAGACCTACCGAAAGATTGGGACTCAATGAGTTTTAAAGCACAAGATGAGTGGCTCTACGATAATCAGGACGAAGCGCACCTAGTTTGGACAGATGAACACGAGGGCGAAGCCGTCAATGTTTTACCAATTGCACAGTTAAAGGCGGTAATTTAATGGTACTCAAAGACCGAACGTGGCACGCAGATGGCAACTGCACAGGACACCCAGACCCAGACCTATGGCACTACAACAATTCCAATGACTCAGATGTGCAGAAGTTGGAAGTGTTGCGGAGTGTAGAGGCAATAGAGTTATGCCAAATATGTCCAGTCAGAGATAAGTGTTTACAGCAGGGACTTGAGCGTGAAAATCTAGAATTCACAGGAGGGCACGGCTCAATCTGGGGTGGATTGCTTACAGTTGAGCGTTACCTATTGACAACGAAGAAGCCACAGGAAGTTATGGTCAGAGCAGAGCAACGGCACAGAAGGAATGTTCGCCTGAGGATTGCTAGAATAGACAAATGAGAAAACGATTTATAGTTCTATCAACCCTTGTCGCAGTCGCACTTCTGACTCCAGTAACCCACAATGTGGGAGTGCATCTTGACATAGTACCCAAAGAACATAAGAAGGTTCAGACCAAGGCAACAATGGAAGAGAAGAAAGCCAACAAGATTATGGCTATGCGGTATGCAAAAGCAGGGTGGAACTGGGATAAAACTCAACGGAAATGTGTCTACTCACTCTTTATGAAGGAAAGTAAGTTCGACCATCTAGCCAAGAACCAGCAAGGGTCAAGCGCATTTGGCATCGGACAGGTATTGAAGGAGACTAGCAAAGACCCAGCGATACAGATACTCAACGCTTATAAATATATCAAGCACCGCTACGACACCCCGTGCAAGGCGTGGAAGCATAGCCAGCGCAGAAACTGGTATTGAAATGCTAGACCTTAGAGGCAAGCCTATCTTTACTTGTGTTTGTGGTTGTAAAATGTTTGTGATTACAGTAATGTGGGACGAAGAGACAAGAGAAGTGGGTTGGTATGACCTACGACAGGAGTGCAAGGAGTGTGGAGCAATCAGCACCGCACCAACACCAATGGATTGGAGAGATGAATGAACGACCAAAGAGTTTATGTTAAAGACCTAGGGCACAAGCACCTATTTGTGGAGGCACATCTGCCTAAAGAATTATTTACACAGTTGCTTGATGACTTTAAAAAGAATGGGTTTCACGTTATCGGATTGATGGTGGACAGATGACTTACGAAGAATTGCTAGAAAAGATAAAACGAGAAGAAGATTATCTTAAAACCTATGCAGAAGGATACGGATTTGTAGTGACTGATGCCCTTCGTGCAGTAGTTGAATTGCATAGTCCTTTAGATAATCCAATTGCAGAATTTTGCAGTCATTGCACGGAAATGTCAGGCAAAGATATATACACGCTTTATCCCTGCCTAACCATTAAGGCTATTGAGAAGGAGTTAAACTAATGCCAACATATGAGTACCGTTGCAAGGACTGTATGGCACACCAAGAGATACAGCGCAAGGTAGATGAACGAGATGATGAATTGACTTGCATTTGTGGTAAGTCTATGAGTAGAATTATTAGCCCAGTACCTATCCGCTTTAATGGCGGTGGGTTTTACTCGACAGGAGGGTAGTATGTGTACAGTATGTGAGAGTGGTGGTTGCAGTAACTGCGAGCCACGCAATACGGAGTTACAGTTCGCTAGTGGTAAAGAGATTGAAGAGTTCTACGACTCGGTAGGTGAGTCACTCTGGGTAGACCCAGCAGAATCAACACCTGAATCTACTGACTGAACCTCATCATCATCATCACGGAATGGTTTGAAGCCACCGATTTTATTAATCAGTTTACGAATGGCACGCTTGTGGCGCATACGCACCGCATCTTCTGTTCCTATCTCTAACTCTTTGCCAATGTCTCCGAACTCCATTGACTCTGCATAGCGCAGGAATAATATCTTCCTGTCATCCTTGGGTAGTTTCCAAAATGCGTAGTCAACCTCAATCATCATAGCCATAAGATTTCCACCCTCATTAGGTGCAGATGGACGCCCTGGTCTGCCAAGATTTAACTTATGGGTTACGCCCCACTCACCGCGAAGGACGGGAGGCAAGAGTGCCTCAACCATATCTGCTTCGTAATAAAATAAATCGCTAGTCTCATAGCCACCAGACTTTGCTTTCCAATGGTTGCAATAATCTAATGCTTGATTGCGTAGGCTACGATAGATAAGGTTCTTTGCATCCTTCTCACCGATTGCTTCCCAAGTATCTAGTTTATTTGGGTGCTCAACAAACCACTGATAGAGAGATTGCCTGATGTCTTCTATGTCAATGGTTGGAAACTTACGTGAGTATTCAGAACCTACTGCATCAACTACATACTGCCAGTTCTGTATTCTCTCCCACTCGATTGTCATTCAAGTTCCTTCTCAATAGCCTGGATAGTTTGGCAAGGGTATTCTTGTGTAAATCCATTGCTTGAACAATCATTACACTGTTCTGCATATAATGGATTTTCTTCTCCATCATACCCACCACTCCACTGCATAACAGGCTTATGCAATTCCACAACTGCATAAAGGGCGTTCATTGCTTTACACGCCTCTAATTCATAATCTGGTTCAAAGTTGTCAATCTTTGCCAGCAATTCACCGTGTGTCATTTAATCTTTGTCCCATCCACTATCTTGAGGAAGGTAACTGGTTTCATCATCTTGTTTTTGTTTGCAAACTCTGTTGTAACTGGCAACCACTTGTCTTCCCACATAATGTTGGGCACTAAGTCAAGACGGAAAGACCACACACCTTCGGGCGTGTAGTTAATGTAATAGGGTGTTAACCCAAGTTCAGCAGACTTAGTGATGAGGAAGTCATACTTCTTCTTCTCAAGCAGCAACGTATCGTAGTGTGTGTTGCGAGACTTAAGTTCAATGAACATTTTATACTCATCTGTAATGCAGTCGAAGCCGTCGAATAATTCTGGGGAGTGTACTAAATCTGGGAAGTGTTCTTCCTTTAGCCAGTTAAATAACTCCTGCTCTTTCATTCATCCCACTTACCTCTTAGAACTAGCAGTCCAATGATTGCATAGTTAGCCATATCCTTGAAGGAATCCTCAAGAGATTCGTGCTCAGGGCTTGCACCGCTGTCAATCAAGTTGTTAATGCGTGCCAACTTATCGTGCATACGTACACGCAAGCCATTGATTGCACCGCCTGGTGCTTGTGAGATATTCTTCGGACCATAATCTTTATGCTTAGATAAAAGCAATTCAGATAATTCTTTTGTTATGTTGGCAAGGTTTACTTCGAGGTGGAGTTCGCGTGCAACAGAGGAATGTTTAGTGAAACCATCAATGAAGTTCCCTGAATCTCCATCCCTGTAACCTTCAACCCTAGGTCTGTTAGATACTGAATAATCTGCCATATCTCTTCACGCTCCGCCTTCGTCGTCATTGGGTTCCTCCGCTAATAGTTGTTGTAAGTCACGGTCAAAGTCCTGTAGTGCAGACTTGACAATCATATCCTCAACCAACTCATCAACTAAGTCGTACCCATTCTCACTAGCAAATAGTGTAACATAAGTAGACTGAGTTATCATTTTGATTTGGTCAGGGTTGTTTGCGTTCTCAAATAAGAACCGTAGCATAGACCCTAACATAAGTTTGAAACCAGAGGGCAACAGGTAGTACGGGTCGAACTCTTCATCCTCTTCCAAGTAGTGGTCAATCAATGCAAACGAATCAGAGAATGTTACGTTGCAATCGTGACAATGGTTATGAGGTGGTTCGTCTTCAGGATTCATTCAAGCCCATCTTCTGGTGGAAATAGTCGGAACCTTCTTGCACGAACATCGAATTAACATCGTGTCCATCGGGTAGTTGAATGATAGTAACTGGCAGTTCTCTGGCAAGACTAGTGGCAAATTGCGTTCCTGGCTGGTCTCCGTCAGCAAAGATGAACACTCTTTCAAAGTCTGCCAACAATCGTGTGTAGTGTTTCTTCCACGAGTTCGCACCTGGTACTCCAACACAAGGAATCCCAACGCAAGCAGAAAGAGTAAGGGTGTCCAACTCACCTTCACAAACTCCAATAAAGTCACTTGCTCTCTCCACATCTAGCACGTTATACATCTTGGTTTCTGCTCCAGTCATACCCATATACTTAGGTTCAACTGCGGGGTTGAGGCTTCTGAATCGTAAGTCTACAACACCAGTCTTAGTTATGTAGGGTATTGATAGTCGTCCCTTGAATCCTTCGTGCCCTGTCTCAGGCTCCGCGACTACGCCTAATGATGCCAGACGTGCTATCTCCAGTGGAATTCCTCTGCTTCTGAGGTAGTCTTCCGCCTGATAAATGTTTTCCGCGTACTGGGCTGCTGCTTTCCCCAGTAATTCTTTCTGCAAAACGCTTTGCTTCATTGAAATTTAATCCTTCCTGTCTGACAATAATTTGAATACTGTTACCTTGTACACCGCAAGCAAAACAAATGAAGATATTCTTATCAAGATTTGCACTGCCTGACTGGTGTGTATCTGAATGGAACGGACACTTAAGGTTCACCTGTCCGTGTGTCTGTCTTAAACTAGCACCATAGTGCTCAAGTATGGCTCTTATACTTGGTAGGTCGTTATCAATCGTCATCATTCTTGCGTCTCATATCCTTAAACCATCGACGTATAGTATACCGAACGTGTGCGAAGTCAACCTTATCAGGCTGGTGTCTCTTACGACAGGCAAGTTCAACAGCAAAGTGTTCTCTTAATTTACCGTATCCAGCAGATGCAATCATACCGCGCCAACCAATTGGTCTGAATCTTTGCAGTTTATCTACAAGCGGTCCTACAATAATCTCAGGCTCTTGATACCAGCGAGCATCACTTATATAAGAGACTACTTCTCTAAAGTGTTTAATCTTTTTATCAAGAATTTGTTTTGCTGCTGGGTCAATTTCATCTGATGCTGGTGATAATGCAGATGATACGTACACTGCTTCGCCAAATTCAATAAGCGGAAGAGTAATAGTTCCTTCTTCCTCAGTTCTTGTCTCCATACCCAGCCTCTCGTAATAGTTTCACGCCATCTTCTAGTCGTACCAACATAACCCAATCACCCACTGATTTCTCTCCCTGTCCATTGAGTCGTAAGACTACTACGCCCAAATCTTTTTCGTTGGCTCTATCTTTTAGTTGAGCAATTGCAGCAGCGGGGTTGAACCCTGTGCGTGCCTTTACCTCCCAATCGATACCAACAGTGCCAGTAACATCAGTACCACTGCGACCAGCCCCAGTACTCTCAGCAAAAGGGAAGCCGTTGTCAACCAGATAATTAGCCAATACTTTTTGACTACGATATCCCCGATGCTTACGCGACTGAGACGCCACTTAGGAAGCACTCTTATCCTTGTTCAGGATACGAACAGCCCACTCTAATCCAGCGTTAAGTCCATCAGTCCACTCATCTGTGACTGGTACCTTTGCTGCTTGAATCTTTTCGACAAGTGCTGCAGTCTCACGCTTGACTTCAAGCAATACGAATGCACGCATCTCTTGAGTCATATCGTCTTCTTCTTCTCTTATCATTGCTTATCCATTCTCTGGTATGTCGTCCATAAACATATACTCAGGGTTGAATGCTAGCCACGCTAGCAAATCTCCATTTGCATCTGCTCTTCCGTATCGGTTCTTTACAGGGGCAATAGCCATAGAAGTACCAACAACTCCAAGGGTACAAATAAGAGCAGGAAGTTGCGCGACCTTACCTTGAAGAGCCGACCTAGGCTGACAAGGATTTCCAGGTACAGCCTCAGAAGTATGGTGCAGAATAATAATAGCAGCGTTAGTATCACGAGCAAGGAATTTCAACTCCTTCATAATCGCACGCATAGATGCGAACTCTTCACCACCATCGGTGGCAATGTCCATTAAGTTATCTACAAAGATTGCAGTAGGTGGACAACCCCACAATTCTTCAAAGGCTTGAACTTCCTCATCTATATCTTGCAGAGTAGGAGATGATTCAAATGACCAGACAATGTGTGCACCTCGTGAGAGGGTTGCCTTTGTCCAGCCGTAGTCATTGTTCATTAGAGTTTCAACATCAGTCTGATTCTTACCGCTAATCATTGATGCAAGGCGCATAGCCATAGTGTGAGCGTTAGTATCTGCTGAGATATACAAGCAAGGCACCTTCATCTTGAGGGCTAAAGCCAGTGCCAGAGTGGACTTTCCCACACCTGGGGTACCTGCCAACATAGAGACTTCTGCTCTGCGTAAAATTATTTTGTTGTTATCAAATGCTCGGAACACAGAGGGCAACGGTTCGCCACCGATGTCTGCTCTTCCTACTGAGCGGACAAGAGTTCTCACTTGTTGCCTCGTATAATTTTTGCAATGTTCTGGTATACAGACTTGGCAAAATAATCTCGTGATGAATCACAAACTGGTGTGTATGGTTTTGCATTACAGTTGGGACAATTAGAATGTAGTGGGATACCTTCTTCGAACTGACCCCAACTCATAGTAAAGCCTTCAACTTCTTGTGCCATTGACTCACGTGCATCGTTGTAACCATTGACGTACGCTTCTTGTAATAAATACTTAATTGTTTTTTCCATTTGTATCTCCTGTCTTAAGTTGGAAGAGGGGTAAATATCTTCCCCTAATAAATACCCCTCTACCAATTCTAGTTTATGTCAATGTCTAACCATTGACTGGTGAGCATTGCCCTTGGTCT